TTTGCTCTCCATTTTCAACATATTGACAACCCATGAAAACACCAGAAGGTTTAAGCGTACTTGCAACATATGGTGAAATAGTTGCGAAGTTAGCTCCTGGCATTACCACTGGATCACCAGTGAAAATGTTGTTAGATGGTGACTGAGCCTGACCAGTTGAAGTCAACGTGATCATATCGGTTACAGCCTCATTATTATAGTTACCACCTTTTTTACGAGCAGGAATGAAACCACGAAATGCTTTAGTAGTAGACATTGTTTCATCTCCTTAATTGTGAGGAAATTATTCCTGAAAGTTTGGAACTCTTCCTCGTGTTGTTACTGATCGACTTGTATTAGAAATTGGCATACGAGAGTCAGAGCTTTTCATCAATTGTGCATTTACAGCATCCATCTGATCGTTAGCTTTATTCTCATAGAATTTCCTACGAGCCGAAACCTTACCAGAAGGCATCTTAACCAAGGCTACATCTCCACGACAAACCGCACCTTGATACCTTCCTTCATCCCTCACGAAGGATGTAAGAGCTAATTCAGGAACTTCTTCAGGAGAAACAAAAACCCAACCTGCCTGTAGTTTATTACCTACATTCTTTTGGTCATCGCTACCTTTAATGGAGATACGTATCCAACGAAGTGACATACCATCATTATCAAACCTTGCTAATACATTGTCTGGGATGGTAAGTGCATTTGGTTCTTCAAAGGTCCATTCTTGTTCTCTTGTGTTCTCTTCTCTTAACGACTTACTACGTGATTCATTTCGTGTATTCATATTATCCTCCACGGCTCTAAGTTACATTTGTATACTCGCCGTCAGCTTGTGAAACTTTAAGCTTTTCGGCGGCATATTGTTCAAGTGGTATACCCCATTTTTCTGCCAATCTCACATCTTCTTTTGAGAGTTTGACTCTTTTGTTTGAGGTTGGGGACGAGCGTGAACTTCCAGCCACCACTTGAGCAGGACTTGACGTATTTTCCTGCACACGTTCTTGATTATCTGAATAATTTTGAGGAAAAGCTTTTTGCATTCTCCTGTCAATTTGTTCATAAAATTCATCATCACTAGGATTAAATCCTTCTCCTTTTAATTCTGCGTCTACCGCAAGAGCAGCAGCCGTTCTTATAGAGTCCTGACCAAACCAATTATTTTTTGCAGCCCATTCATCAGCCTTGGTATTATCAACTGGAGTAACTGGTGGTTGGTATGGTTGTACTTTTTCTTTAGGAGCATCTTCATAATCTATTTTAGCAGAGGTTACTTGTTTTAAATCTGACTGTGCTTCGTTTAAAGCCTCTTGTGCTTTAAGAAGTTTTTCTTTATCACCTTCATCAAAAGCTTCAAGGTAAACTTCTCTAGCAAGCTCTGCTTTATCTTTTAATTGTTTTTCAGAAGCATCTAAACTTAATTTATTTACACTAAGTAATTCTTGATCTTTTAATGTAATATTCTTTGTTAGTTGTTCATTATGAGCAATAAGAGTTTGTATTTGCTCGTCACGATCTTTTCTCTGCTTTATAAGCTGACGTATTCTTTTCTCTGCACCTTTAAATTCTTCTGGAAGTCCTTCAAGTTCTTTAGGTTGTTCTTCTTCTTGGACTTTTACTTCAGGAGCAGATTCTTCAATTACTGGTTCAGCTTTCTGTTCTTCATTCTCAATTTCATATTCAATTTTATCTTGGGAAGAAACATTAACATCTTCCCAACCTTCTTTATCATTAGTCATTTTTCTCTCCGTTGCTAACGAAACAAACGAGTTACGTTGAATTTTTTACTATACTAATACGTATATTATATCACACTAAATGCTTTTTCCCAAATTAACTAGACCCCTTTCCTAAATTAAAGGTTGGATCAAGGTCTTTAGGGTCTTCTACTCGCATAATAATTTGATCATCAAAAAGAAGAATTAACCTAACACCTTTGTAAAATAGCTTAGTTCCAGCGTGTTTGCCGTAGCATACATAGTCTCCTACATTACACCACGCTCCAGTGGGAAATTTATCTTTATCCATATAGGCTAGTGTTCCTAGACCTAAGACCTGTCCTACTGTTGTAAGATAAGACATATCATCTTTTGTTGAATCTGGTATAAAGATACCACCCTTTGTTACACTCTTTACAGAGACAGGGCGAATTAAAATATTAAAACCTGGTAATTCAGGCAATGGTTTGGGATCAGGCATTTCTTCGGAATCAGTAATCCATAAATCATTTTTAACTGCCGCACCCATATTTACTTGTTGCATCTTACTCTTCATCCTCCATATAAAGACGTTTCTTTACTATATCTGTTAAATTATCTCTGGCCCACTCTATTCCTGAGATAGACCCTACTATTTGTCTATAGTGTGGATAGTCTTCCGCACTACCATTACCAAGAGTAACTCTCAAAGAATTAATTTCTTCATTTAATCCTTGAACAATTTCGTCCCAAACTTCCATTAGTCTTTGAGACTGTTCTTCTGAGTTTTTACCTTGGGATCAGGGAACACATAAGAGTCTGCGTCATATTCATTTAAAACACCTGCCATAGCACGTTTGCCTTGAACACCTGCTTTAAGCATATCACCAAAACCCTTATCTGTATTCTTAACATGATCAGGATACCCTTTACCTTTAGCCATCATTTTGACTCTCCTTCTGTTGTGCTTGAGCCATTTTAACAAGAGCATCAAGACCATTTAAATCTAATTGATTGTTTTCTTTCATATTTGTAAGAAGTATTTCTTTCATTGATCTCATTACTTCTTGCTCTTCTTCTTTATTAAGTTTAAACTCTTCTAAAGAAGCTTTGGAAATAACTTCCATTTCTTTTAGTTTTTCTTTACTCTCTCTATCAGATGTTGCTTTCTCACGCTTTAAGTTATCTGTAGCATTTGTTTTTATCATACCAAGAATTTGTTCATTCTCTTCAAGCTCAAGTTTTTTATTCTTTAGTTCTAGTTCAGCAGCATTGGTAGCTGTATCTGATTGTAGCTTTTGTTGTTGAAGTTTAACTTTCTCCTGCTCTAAAGCAACTAACTGTTGTTCAGGAGATTGCGCCATACCCATTGCCTGATTAGCATTTGTTATCTGTTGTGCTGCTTGAGCCATTGCCATTTCTATTGCAGCAGGAGTTTGACCTTCTTGAGGTACTGTATTCATCATTTCTTTTGTTAAACCATTCATCTGTTCTTGATATTTCATAACAGAATGTTCTTGCATATTAGCTTGAAGTATTGGTTGTATACGTTGCATAATAGGATTAGCACCATTTGAAGGGTCTTGAATATATGCAGTCTTTACTTGAATGTGAGCATCATGGTTCTGACCTGCAAAAGCTGCAATAGGTATCCCTTTAGTTGCTGCCATAATATCAGATACTGGGTCCATTGGTTTTGGTTTAATCTTAGGAGGGAGAATCTCCTCTACGTTTGGCATGTTTGCCGCATTTAAAATTGTACGATTAAGAGCCTCTAAGTTAAACATTCCTGGTGGCGATTGCTGTGCCATTTGGAGAGCCATGTTTGCCATCATCATGCGATGAGCATTAGAAGGAATATTAGGATCAGATACTGGAATGATATCTATTCTACCATCAAAATCATTTTTAAATATACTACGATCTTCATAAGGAACATCATATGGATATTCATTCGGAAGATAGTCATAGTCTATTCTTGCTAAAATTCTAAACTCATCTTTCTGTGATTTATGTAATCTTTTATGAATTGCAGAGAAGAACTTACTAGAAGCTTCAAGCAATGCCATTGTTGTTCCGACAGGTCCATAGGAGGCAGCATCAGAAATAACTTGCTCTGTGCTATCCGCAAACTTCTGACCAGCAGCAGTTACGAAATTCAACATCTGAAATAGAGTAGAGGAAGGCTCTTTATAGGGAAGGGGAACAATAGCCTTTGATAAATCTATACCAGTTGCTTCAACCTCCTTGAACTCGCCAGGAGATATAGGATCGTTGTCGCCAACCATCCGTACTCCTTTGGCCTTAAAGCCACCTGGTAAGTTAGCAAACTGTCCAGCATCTATTAGGGAACGCATAGCTGCTGTTGCACTCATTGTTAAGTTACCAAGAAAGTGTATAAGACCAAGGCCGTAAAAACCAAAGCCAGGAACAAATCTATAATGCACAAAGTGATTTATTTTTTCTTTGTTCAAGTCATCTTGCTTATAGTTTCTACGAATACTTAAAACTTGTTTTGATTGTTGTTCGATAGTTACGATATAAGGACATGCCTCATCTTCATCTTCTATATTTAAATAGCAGTGTTGTTCTAACAATACATATTGAGGATCGTTATCAGAAGATGGTGATAGACCAAGAATGGTATCCATCTTTTCTGTAAAAGGTGTTATATTGTTTGAAGATGGTGTAGGTAAATCTATATCCTGATAGACGCCAGCACGAATATCTTTTGCTAGTTCTACTGGACTACGATATATTACATGTGTATAACGATCTGCATTTGCTAGGTCTGTTGCGTAGTATGATACATAAAACTGATCTATTGAAATAAATTCTGAGTGCGGTCTTTTTGTTGTCGCATCATAATATAATTTTTTAAACGCCGAACCTATTAAAGGAAGATGAAAAAGCATTCTTTCAAATTCATCAAAGTATTCTGGCATTTGTTCTGTAAGCTGAAAGTTCATAAAGCTTTGAACTCGATTAGCTTGTAATTCTTTTTCTGGAGTTGACTTCCCAAGTATCTGTGCTTTTACTGGACCGCTTGATGGAAATAATTCACCTGATGCTTTTGATTGAAACTTAACGGCTGATTCAATTAGAAGGGGATGTACAGCAGTACACGCACCTTCAAAAGGTTCTGTTCCCTGCTCAAGTTTAAGGCCAAGAAGATCAAAGCCTCTTTCAAACATAGACTCCCATTCAGCCCTACTATCTTTATCCGCTTCAAAATTATCTAAAACATTATTAGAAATTTCTACTAGATCATCTTCGTCCAATGTTTCTGATAAGTCGCCAAACCATTCAGCGATATCCTCAGAAGCTTCCATTTCACTAGCCTCTGAAAAATCAACTATAATACCACCATCAGTAGGATCAACTTCAAAGGTAGCTTCCGATTCCTGTTCAGGAACTTCCATAGGAATTACATTGCTGTTTTCTTCTGGCATTAAATCATATGGATTTCTTTCAGTAGCCATTATGCAACTTCCCTATCAAAGTTTTCTCCGTATATTTGTCGAAGAATACGTAGTTCACTTTCACTTAAAATATCATCTTCTTCAGGCATAAAAGTTGTAGGAAGCTCAAACGGAACTTCAACAGCAGACTCTACTGTTGATCCAGTATCTGTGCTGTCATCATCATCATCAGAGGTGTCGTCGTCATCTAACTCTTCAAGGCCATAGTCTTCTAGGGTCTTTACCCTTTGTCTTCCTGTAAAAGGTTGGTTATATATACGTTCAAGAATTTTTCTTTCATATTCGTTATAAAGAGGATCACCCCCTTCTTCTTGACGATCAATCATATTTCTAAGATATTTTTCAATCTTAGTCATTCTTTTCTGCTCTTCTTCTTCTACTGGCACTTCTTCTTCTTCTTCAGTACCATCATCTCCTTCTCCTTGACCACCGCTACCGCCGCCGCCTTGGTTACCAGTAGGTCTGCCATCTGGCCCAACCTTTTCTACTGGACCCCATTCATACTCTCCGCTTTTACCAAAAGCACGTTGACCAAAACCTTTTCCTGTTGTAGCTTTTGTTATTGCGTTAACTGGTCCGTACATTGGCACTAGCGCACTCATTACAAAATCAAATATATTTGCTCCAGTATCACTACCTGGTTTACCTGATATTGATGTTAGTCCTTGATTAGGTTGACCACCTAATTGATTTTTATCTGGTGGACCCATCAGACCTCCTCCCAAAGTTACATTTGGGTCTTCATCGCCACCTGGATCATCTGGTCCAGCACCAGGGTCATGGCCTTGCTCACTCAGAGCCTCGCCAATCTCAGAATCACCCAAGTCAGTAAAGTCATAAGCAGGAATACCATTTACTCTTCGACCACTTCCTCCAAGTTGTTTTAGAAGTGAGCCTTCATCTGGAGTAATATAGGCAAGCTTATGCGGTTGCCCTCCGATGTTCATTGTTTTCCTAACGTCGGACAATCCACCACCACCCTCCATAGCGATCATTATACTGATCTTAGGAGAGGGGTTTACCTTTTCCATTGCAATATTAGCGGCTTTATCAAATAAATTAGCCATAAGGTTCCCTTTCTTTTCCTCTGGTCATGCCATTATTATAGCATACTATTGTTGGTTTCCCAAATATAGTTTTAAACATTCCAGTATGTTGGTGCTTTTTCTCTTGGTTCATCTTCGTATTCTGGATCATCTGGATGATTAAGATGCCAAGAATCTTTAAGATAGTGTATCGCCATTGTTAGTGCATCTACCTGATCATCATGGGCCGCATTTGGAAAGCGTACCAATTCCTCAATCAAGTCATCAGCCCACTTCTTACCTTTCGGTATCCACAATCTTCCTGCTTCCATTATAGGAGTAGACGCATAAACTCTGGATACCTTATCACGATCTGGTAAATATTCCATTACAGGTAGACCTGCTCTTCGCATATCCTGTATGAGAGACTGTCCACTTGCTTTCTTCTCTACCATACAGACATCTGGCCTATGTTCTTCATATAGCTTCTGAGCCATTCGTCTAAGCTCTGGGTATTCAAACCGTCCTTTAATATTACCAAGAAGAATTAGATGAGAGGCAAAATCCTCATATCCTTTTTCATTTTGGTTATACATATAGAATATACCCCATGTCTGTATAACACTATAGTCAGCCGTTGTTCTTGTAGAGAATGCCGTATCGTAAGTTTGTATTACAAAATCGCAACTAGGAGGATCACCAAATTCCCAATCTTTTATCCATTTCTTTTTGATCAAGCCCCCTTCTTCAGGAGTGGGGTCTTGCATATAAAGAGCATTCCAGTAGCGACTACCGTTGCTTGCCTTGATCTCGTTCTCATCTACTTTGAGTATATTGTCTGGTTTCCACTCAGGAAAGTAACTTCCTCCTACTGGAAGCTGTAGTATTTCAGCAGCCTCATCATCTAGCCATGCTGGTATCTTTACAACTTCCCAAGGAATTGTCTCGTAATCAGGCATGGACTCCTGTTGCTTTAGTAACCACCCACAGAGATCATCATAGTGATAACGAGTATTGATTATGACAATAGCTCCGTTAGGCATAATACGTGTTCTCAGGCCAGCAGGATACCATTCTTTGATGAACCTTCTACCAGCTTCAGATATCGCATCTTCTTCTGACATTGCATCATCAAGTATAGCTACATGTGCGCCCCTACCAGCGATCTGCGAACGAACGCCAGCAGCATAGTAAGTACCATTCTGATTTGTCTTCCACTTGCCAGCAGCCCTGACATCACTGCGGAGTCCTACACTTCTAAATACTTTTTGAAAGTCTTCACTATTTACAATATCTCTTACAGAGCGTCCAAAGTCACTGGCGAGTTGATCACTATGAGATATTGTTAATATTTCATGGGTGGGGTTCCTGCCTATGTACCACGCAGGAAACAGCTTTGAACAGACAACAGACTTAGAAGAACGTGGAGGAAGAAAGACCATCAGTCTTTTTAAATCTCCATTTTCTATTTGTTGTAGTTTTTCAGATATAACTTCTATGTGTCGTCCCATCTTAAAGCCAGACACCAAAGAAGGTGCCAGGAGTCGCACAAAAGAAATGAAATCATCATTACATTGACTGTTAACCTGTTGTGATAACAACGCTTGAAGGTTAATATATGATTCTATATAGTTACTATTTAAATTCTCCATAGTACTATTATACACTATTAATAGTAATATCCCAATAGTAATAATAATAATAATTGTTTTAATGTATATTACATAGTATACTATATAGGGGCGCACTTAAAATATTTGTTTTGATGACAAGTCCGTAGTTTTTTGTAAGTATATGAGAGTCATGTTATATATATATGTAGGCGAGCGCAAATTTGCACCCACCCCCACACACAAAAACCCCCACAAAACCCCTCCCAGCAAGGAATCTATTTAATCCCTATAGAACGAACTCTTACGAGTTCTATAGGGTATTAAATAGTATACAATTTGGACAGCCCTTTTCCATTTCATCCAGAGGATGTCAATTGTTACTATTTCGGCCTACTACGTAGAACTAGGAAAGACCTGCTAAGTTCCTGAAATGCAAAGCATTTTCGTATATACACACCGACTGTTACACAGTCTGACATACGATGAATTGCAAAGCAATTTGATGAGGCTTGACAGTACCGAATGATGAGGTTATATATTAAGCTCTACAGTAGAGTATCTTACGATACTGTAGAGCATATATAAAGGAGATTTGAATGACCCCAACTAGACGAAAAGCTAGGCGAAGCCTACTGTTTAAAATCCAAAATACAACCTTAGTGATAATGTCCTTATCACTATTTGTCTTGGCTAACGCCATGATCCTTGGGTTCGTATCACCCATAGTACAGGAAAACCAAAGCTTTTATAGCTTTGTTTTCTGGAATAGCTGCATAGCAGCTTTGTTCTCAATCGCTTGGTTTTCAAGCTGGTTGATCGAAGACATTATCGAATGTTAATTTAAAGCTCTATAGTAGAGTATCTTACGATACTATAGAGCGTTAATTAAAAGGAGAAACTGTTATGGATTTCGTTAAAGAAACTGTTGAAGTATTGAATAAATACTTCCAAGATTTTGAAGACGGCGATTTGGTTGCTTATGTGTCTGTAGGTGGCAACGGAGTTGACGTACACACAGCTACAGGTGACTTTCTGGTCACTTACGACCCAGACGAAGCCCAAAACGAATTGCTTGGTTAGGGTTATATAATGCTCTACAGTAGAGTATCTTACGATACTGTAGAGCGTAATATAAACTATATAGAAGCCCTTTGAGGGGGATAAGATGTTCGTCATGGGTGTCAAGGCTCCTATGCGTCACTCAAACAAGAGTCGCTCGCTCTTATGTCCACAGCCTTTGAGCAAGGCATAGTGGACTCCCACTCAAAGGGCTTCTATATAGTTTACAGTCGGATTTACTCTGAGGTGTCCTATTAGTAGGAGTAAAGCGGCAATACCTAGATGAAAACAATAGGACTATTATCTTGCGTTTAATAAATGTGATGGCATTTATTAAAAGATAACCATAGTCTCCTAATATATTTGTACAATATATTGGGAGGCGTTTAACTAAAGGAGGACTAAGTGTCTAAGCCTGTCAAAGGGAAGGCTAAAGGTGTAGGCTGGTGCAAACACCTTGGCAAAAAGGGCAAGCGGTTCGCCGCTAAAGCGGAACGACGCTTTGCTAAAAAGTGTTTATCTTAATTTAAAGCTCTACAGTAGAGTATCTTACGATACTGTAGAGCGTTAATTAAAAGGAGGATTTGCCATGTTAGTGGACGCTGAAGAAATTATTACTGCCATCGCTACTGTTAAGGAAGCCAAAACTTTTGGGAATGTTTCTCTTGGAAACACCAAAATGCCAGGAACTACGTTTGCGGTTGATGCTTTTGCTTGTATAACAGGCAGCAAGCTGGCAAAAATCAAAGGCACTCCCTGTAATTCTTGCTATGCAAGAAAGTTACAGAAAATCAGGCCATCTGTTGATCAGGGCTGGAAAGCTAATCTTCAGAAATGGAAGGATAGTGATCCGAAAATGTGGGAAGCATCCATGATTTTCCAGATACTCAGGTACAATGTGGATAGCTACCACCGATGGTTCGACAGCGGAGACTTACAGTCTGTCGAAATGTTGCAAAGTATTGTCAACATTGCTGAAGCAATGGCACAG